CCGCCGCCGTTAATCATATCCATGAAGTCGAGAAACTGTGCCATAAATACCCCTTTTGTGGCAAACATAGCACAGGCGCGAGGCTTATGCTATACCTTGGATGTTCCGGCGCAGTGGCTTTCGGCCCGATGATACCTGCACCATGTTGCGATACACAGCCACTAGCCCGAACGCATCTGCGCAGTGACTTGACCAGTCGTGATCCGGCCCCAAGCCAATGCCCCGCACCTCGTCGCGCTTTTCGTGATACCAGCCCAGCGCCTCGCGTCCGCCCGTCGTTGTATCCTCGTTAAACCGAACCGCCGGAAACATCTGGCGCACGGCTTCAATGCGGAGCAACGCCGCGCCCGCGCCTTGGTTCTTGACCACATCGCAGGTGAAGCCCGCCTGCCGCAGATAACCGTCTGGCGTAACCGCGTGCACCGTGTCGTGCTTCCTGCCATCGTGAGGCAGCACACAGACAGCCTCAGCGCATCCGTTAGCCCGTAGCCAATTCACATGAGCGTCAAACGGCTGGCCTACAGCCTCGTAGTAATCCAAGCACCTGACCTCCGTGCCGACGAACTGCACGATCCAGATTGCCGTGGCGTCTGATTTGCGAGATGTGCCGCCAATGTCAAAGATTGCATATTTCTTTAGCAATGGATCAGCGGTGACAAAGCCAATGCGGCCCTGAAGCTGCGCATCGGTCAGGTGCCGCGAGAAATAAGCGCCTTCCAGAACCGTGGCATACTCGCCCTCCCAGATATGCCCGTAACGCTCCGGCGTGGCGTTAAGACAGTCTGTGCGCTCGTGTTCCAGCACCTTGGGCAGCCACGGATTGTCAGACCAGTTCGCCCGCACCACGGTTGCGCCCGTCGGTAGGTTAAGCCCGCGAAGAAGCATATCAACGGGGTCTTTGGCACGCTGTGGGTTCCAACTAAACCAAAGCTCGCTGCCGTCCTTACGGATTGTCGGGCGCAGTAGCGTCATAGACCTGTCAGACAAGGCCTGCGCCTCTTCCACCCAGGCACGGTCAAAGCCTTCAAGCGACTTCACGCTGTCCGCCGTGTGGTCTTGCATCCCTGTAAATGTGATAAGGCCATCACCGGGCGTCTCGATCACCTCGCGGTAAACCTTAAACCCCTCACGTTCGCCAAGCCCGAACGCCTCAATCTTATCCTCCACCAGTCGCTTTGCAGATTGCTTTAGCGACTTCTGCACCTCACGAATGCAAACAGACCTCATGCCGGGATTGCGTAGGTGGTCCTCAATCATCAGACCGCCAAAGAAGTGCGATTTACCTGACCCCCGCCCGCCCCATGCGGCTTTGTACCGCGACGGCTCTAGCAGGGGCGCAAACACACCCGCCGTTGGAATGCGGAGTTTAAGCTTTGCGCTCATTTCTTATCAGGCATTACAATCACGCGCTCGATCACATGAGGCGTCATAGTGCCGCCTGCACTCTCGTGGTTCAGGTCCAGCTTCTCGCCGTACTTCTTTGGCTGGAGCTTGGACAGCATCCATTTGCGGCTATCAACCCGGAGACGCGAGCGCTGGATATGCTCTGAGTTCAGCCGTTCACTGCCGTCCTCATTCGCAACCAAGTCCAGCGCGCCATCGTCTGAAATGTTGAGGATCTCCTCAAAGATTTGCTCGGCTCTTGCTTCGCACGCGCGCGTGTATCTCTTAACGAGTTCAGTATCTTCATCAAGCCACCGATACCAAAGCACTGCGGACGGCATGGAATCATCACGATCCAGCCCGCAAATCTTCACAATGCTTTCACCCTCTGAAATTCTATCGAGGATGTGGTCTATTGTTTCTGGCGTCTTTTTGCTTTTCATGTCAACCTCCCCCCATTGCGTCAAGGGTCCAAAAGAACACAATTGCCGTGCAAACATAAGTAAGGAATGAAGCAAGAAGCAGCATCCACGCACCTAAAAACCCAGCCAAGCCCCAGATAAATGCGGCCCCGCAGAAATAAACCACGATTAGTCCCATTATGCACGCGGTGGCCTTAGCCGCTCTGATTTCTGTCTTAGTCATAACATCTCCCATTCATCTCCTGTGTCCGGCCCGTAAGTACCACATTACGCCAATGCTTGCAACGCAAACAAAAAAGCCCGCGCTTTTTACGGCGCGGGGCTAAGTTGGGAGACAACAATGAGAAACAACACGATCATTGTGCCACAGTATTGGCTGTGGTGTCAAGGGTTATACTTCACCGCCTTTCCCGTGCGCGTCCAAAGGTTGATACCCTTCACGCACACCGAGTTGACGTAGCCCTTAACCCGCAGCGCTGAGATGGCCGTTCTGACGTTCGCCGCCTCAACGCCAGCCCCTGCCGCGATTTCACTTGCGGTCATACCGTCCTTGGTGATCGCCTTTAGCGCGTTAAGGTGGCACGCGGTTAAATCGCCAGCGACATATTTTACCTTCTGCTGCGTGTTTGCAGTGCACTTGCGGGAAACCGATTTGCGTATCATCGCAAGGTATGCCTCCGAAGGTTGCCACGCTTCGTCTGATGTTGGGTCATTGGCGATACCCGCAAACCGATCGGGGACAGGGACATGTGAGCTGCGCATACGGGATTCCCTGATTTCGTGACGGTGTGAAAGGTTCATACCCCGGCCCCCATCTGCGCCGCGACCCATTCACGTGCCTTGAACTTGTCCGACATCACGTTAATCAGCGCGCGATCTTCATCCCATTCCTGCCCGGTGACGCCGCACGACACGGCGAAAATATATGCATCCAGCTTATCACACAGGTGCAGCATTTGTTCTTCCTTGGGGGTCAGCTTCCAATCCAGACCCATGCCCCGCAGGACTTCCCGCTCTGCGATTGCATACGCCTCTGCAAGCTCTGGAAACCGCGCCTTGGCTGGTGCTGGCATATCGCCAAGAACCCGCTCGGCCTCGTCGTGGTTGCGGGCTGCAAGTAGCAGGTCGCTTTCGGTAAGCGGGTGTCCCATGTGCGCGGCGAGTGAGTGGCACAGGGTGGCAACGCGCGGTTGGTGCGCGTCGATGGTGTCACCGCCATTGCGCAGGCGGGGATCAGGGTTTGCGTGCCAGCGGTTTACTGTTGAATTTTCATAAGTCATAGATCACCCCCGAACGCTGCCATGATTGCGGCTCGGTGGTGGGCGTTACATGCTTTGATTGCTTCCTCTACCGTGTCAAAACGCGGTTTTTGATATAGGCCACGCATGACGTAAATGTCCGTTCCCCGTGTATCGATCATGAAACCGTCAGTGTTCCAGCCTATAGGGTGCCTAGAGAACACCAACGGCGCAATCATATCGGGCAGGGCGGCGATGATTTCTTCGACGGCTTCGTGAATCTTTTGTCCGTTTCCACCGTCGTGGCAGTTGTCCCAAATAATATCTTCGATGCGGTCTCTCATGTCAGGCGCTCCATGCGGATCGTGGCGCAGTCAGGTTCGCCGTCGATTGTGTCAAATGTGATGCGGTGGGTGTCGCCTGCGCGCAGTGGGTTGCGATTGGCATTAAAAACGCCCTCGGGGTAGGCATTTGAGATATGCATGCGGCCATGCAGCGTCATTGTCTCGCGCTTTGGTTCTGGCTTGATGCGGTATGCCATGTTGGGGGAATCAAATCTAACGTCCAAAATAACACACCACTTGTCACCCGGTTCTTTCGGGTCAATTACCTCAATCGCCTCACCCTCAAACTCCGCCAGCAACAGCGCGCCCTTTTGCTCCGGCGTCATGTTTTCCCATATTGTGGGGGTGTCGGTCCATTCTGCGATTAGGCCGTATATCTGACCATCGTCGCACTGGCCTGCGTCAGTAAAGTAATTCACGCTATTAGGATCGGACCAGTGGAACCCGTCGTTGCATTGTGTAAGCCGCATCGGTCCAACCTTTTGGCCGTCGCCGTTCGTGTAGAATTTACCTGCTTCGAGTTGCATTGTGTGATCTCCTATCACGGCTCCCTGAGAATGCGCGCGGCGGTCGGGGGAGGTTCCGATGTTTGGTCTGCATAACCTAGCCGCGCTCCTGAATACTGGCATTAGATTTGCGATGGTGCAAGCGTCATTACGACTTAAACGCTAAGTAGAAACTTAAGACGTAGTTAGAATCAAATTCTACTTTTAAATCCCTGAAATCATTGGTTAATACACTATAGATAGATATGTAGAGACATCTATATACTGTTTTTCAAGAGGTTCAGAGAGGCTCAGGGGCTTTTTATAAATGTATCTAAGGGTTCTAACTAAAACTTCTTAACTAAGCCCATTTACCCTTTAACCTCATAGGCTTAAAAGTAGAATTTCCTTCTACTTATGGTTCTACTTTAGGGGTTTTGGCCCAAAAAACAAAAAACCCGCCATTTCGGGCGGGTCTTTCTGCTTCGGCTATGTTCGGAACCACTGAACCACAATCTCGCCTTTTCGCCGTCGCTTTCCGGCCCTCGACACCACTTCACCGCGCCCTTCCAAGTGCCCCATCGTGGTTTCAATCGTCGGCTTATCAATCTTTGACCTGCTCGCCAGCACCGCCGTAGATGCCCCGTTTTCCGTGTCGATGTAGTTCATCAATCGAGCCGCCAGCGCGTCCTCAGGGCGCGCCTTTTTGTTGTCGTTGGCAAAGACAAGCTGAACCTTGAAATCAATCTCGTCCTTGATAAATGCAAACGCCCATCGGACATGATCCATCGTGCGGATGCCGTCCGGGATTGCCAGAATGAAACTTACCTTCGCAATC